AAGGTCAAAACTCTAACAGAGGTGATGGTTCATACATTTATGACTCGCCAGGTATATTAGATGAAGATGGTTCAATCTGGTACGGTAATGACTATGGTTATAGATATTTCCCTTCAATGTCAAATGATAATCCTGATAACAACTATAACGGTTATCAAATGGATGCTGCTCAAGGTTTTGAATCTAATACTGAAAACAGACATAGAAAAAGAAGAGCAACACAACCTTGTAATAGTAAAATTGTGGACTTTGGTTCATACGGTTACCCGACAGCAATGAATTATTACTTTAGAGACCAAAATGGTAAATTATATACAACAGGTTATCAACCAAATAACCAAACATATATGTTCTCTTTAATGCCTTACAGATATCAGTCAGCAACTGGTTCATCTTGGGGAAGTAATAACTATCGTGCTCATATGGCTTCATCGCCAGGTGATTAATAAATAGTTTTTGACTATTTTTATTATGGAGTTAAAATGTACAAAACGAAACAAAACTATTTAAAATTTCAATCTCACGATATATTCGGCGATAAATTTCAATCATATCCAAAAGAAATGCAGGCAACATACTGGTATCAAGTATGGTGGATTATTAATCATTTTGAAACAATGATGAATGGTGTTGATTTTGAACACCACAATCAAAGTAAAATTATATTAGAAAAGTGGGAAAAATTATGGCCATTTCAAATTAGAAATTTTAAAATAGGTAATGCACCTGGTATGCCTAAAACACCTCACACAACAGATTTAATTCATAAATTAGGTGAAGATTATAATTTTAACACGCCAGCAATGTTGCTTAATAGAACATTTTATAAAAAAGATTGGTTTTCTTATCAAGTTATATATGGTACAACCGTTGATTTGTTTAAACAGGTGTTAAAAGTTAGTGATGAAGATATAAAAGCATTTTTAAAACCTTTAGCAGATTATAAACCAAAAGATTTTATATTACCAAGAATACGTGTTATAAGTGGATTTGTATCATTAGCTGATTACTTTATGAAAACAAAAGATATGTGGATACAAACAAAAGAGTTTGGTGACTGGAGAGAAAAAGATAATTTAAGAAAAATAGAAGAGTTTAAAAAATATGGCGAAGTTTCAGATGAAATACCTGAAGATTATCCTTTAGATAGAACAAAAATATTAGATACACGAAAATTAAATGATAGATGGAAAAGAGAAAAACCTTTTTTAGAAAATGAGTACGATTAATGGAGCAAGAGAAAAAATATAGAATAAAAGAGTTAACTTGGGAATATCATAAAAATGCTGAAAGGCAAGACTTTGTTAGACTTTTATTATCAGGCACTATTGATGAAAAACTATATGCAACTTACTTGTATAATCAATTAAAGTGTTATTCTAAATTAGAACAATATTGTTTAGAAAGTTCTTTGTTTTTAGATACTTTAAATCTACCGAGAGCTGAACATATATTTTATGATTACAGAGCATTATGGGGAGATATAGGCAGTCCGCCAATAGAAACTGAAAGCACAAAAGCATATGTTGAACATTTAGATACTATTAGAGGTGAAAATGAAAAACTATATGCTCACGTATATGTTAGACATTTAGGTGATTTATCAGGAGGTCAAATGATTAAACAAAAAACTCCTGGACCTAATAGATACTATATATTTAAACACGGTGAGGCAAAAGAATATAAAAGAATTGTAAAGGAAAGAGTTGAAAGTTATTTAAATTTATATGAGGTAAACGTGTTGCCAGAAGCAATATTTTGTTTTGAAAGTGCAACAAAACTATTTAAGGAAATGTATGATTTGGGAAAGACTAATAAAGTGGCAAAATGAGACTATTGAAGTCTTAAATAAAAATCTGGTTGAGTACAAAGAACCAGGTATGGAAAGATTCAACAATGAAAAATTAGGTTGGGTCAATAGAACCTGGAACAACAGATATATTAGAAGAGCACATTTAGATGTTGTTGATGTAAGAGAATCAAAAGGTCTCTGGATGGCTCATTTATGCCTTATGCCTATGTTGACTAATGGTGGACCAATTTATGGTTTTGATATTATAGCAGGTGAAAAGAAAGTCACCGGCGCCTTTCACGATTTTAGTCCTTTATTACAAAAAGACCACCCATTAACAAAATGGTTTATAGAAGAAAATAAATGGTTTAAACCGAGCAAAGAGAGAGAGTTACCAGATTGGGCAAAGGCTATCTTCTCGGGAGGTATGATAGCCGCTGGTAATGTAAGAGAAGAAGATGAATTAAATAAAATCTGTACTATGGCAGTTTCTAATTTAAATAATTACATAGATAAAATTAGAAATCACGAAGGCGAGGCAGATATTAAAGAAGTAATTAAAGCACAAAATTACTATTCTGAACATCAACAAAAGAATCCACACACGCCTAGAGTTATGCAATCTCTTGGTTTACCTGAAGAAGATATTAAATTATTCTGCTCGGACAACCTATTTCCGTTTGTTTCAGAAAACCAACCCTACTTGTAATAACTATTATAAATATACCAGAAAAGGGTATAACAAATGGCAGAACCAGCAACAAGAGAAAATTTAAAACAATATGCTTTAAGAGCGTTAGGTAAGCCTGTAATTGAGATTAACGTAGATGATGACCAACTTGAAGATAGAATTGATGAGGCAATGCAATATTTCACTCAATACCATTATGATGGTGTTAAAAGAACATATTTAAAATATCAATATACACAAGCAGACAAAGATAGAATGACAGGTGATTCAACTGAATCTGCTACGGTCGGTTCTGTTACCAATAGCTGGAAAGAGGGTCAAAATTTTCTTGCAATACCAAATTCAATTATTTCTATAATCAATATATTTCCGTTTTCAAACAAAGGTAATTTAAATCTATTTGACGTAAGATATCAATTAAGATTAAATGACCTTTATGACTTTTCATCAACCTCTGTTATAAACTATGATGTGGTGTTAAGACATTTAGATTTTTTAGACCATATTTTAGTAGGTGAAAAACCTATGAGATTTAATCAACACGAAAATAAATTATATATTGATATGGATTGGAAAAATGATTTAGCAGTAGGTGAATATTTGGTAATTGAATGTTATAGAAAATTAGACCCAGCAACTAATACAGATGTTTTTAATGATATTTTCTTAAAGAGATATGTAACCGCTTTATTTAAAAAACAATGGGGTGCCAACTTATCAAAATTTGGTGGTGTTCAAATGATAGGTGGTGTTACCTTAAATGGTCAACAAATATTTCAAGAAGCTTGCGATAGCATAGAAAAATTAGAACAAGAGATAAGACAATCATATGAATTAAATCCAGCAATGTTTATAGGATAGTGTTATGGCAATCAATCACTACTTTCAAGGCGGTAAAGGTATCGGAAATACTGCCGAAAAAAGACTACACGAAGACCTTATCATTGAGGGATTAAAAATATACGGTCAAGACGTATATTACCTACCAAGAACATTAGTCAATAGAGATTTAGTTTTAGGCGAAGATACTACAAGTCGTTTTGATGACTCGTATTTAATTGAAATGTATTTTGAAACTACTGAAGGATTTGCAGGTGAACAAGAATTAATTAACAAATTTGGTTTAGAAATTAGAGAAGATACAACGTTAGTTGTTTCTAAACGTAGATTTGAGGAACACGTTGCTAGTAAGGCAAATTTAATTGCAGTTGGCAGACCAAACGAGGGTGATATAATATATTTACCTTTAATGAATTCGTTTTTTGAAATTACGTTTGTTGAAGACCAAGAGCCGTTCTTTCAATTAGGTAACTTGCCAGTTTACAAATTGAGAGTATCAAGATTTGAATACTCTAGTGAAGAAATTAACACAGGTCAAGAAATACTTGACCAAGCTGAAGATAAGTTTTCACTAAACACTTTAAATCACAAAGTTGGTTTAGAGTCAGGTCAAGTTGCATTAACAGGTGATGGTTCAATTGAATTAGAAGATTACTTTGATTACCCTACTGGTCAAAAGGCGTTATTGATGTTAGAAACTTTTGAAGGCACAGAAACAATACAACAACAATCGCCTTATGCAAGAAATTTAGATATGAACGCAGCCGCTGGTTATGATACGGTAGGTACAGCAGATGATATATTAGATTTTACAGAAAGAAATCCTTTTGGTGAGGTAGATGAATAATGTTTGGTTCTCATTTTTATAACGAAGGTATTAGAAGATTAACAATTGCTTTTGGTCAATTGTTTAATAATGTCATTGTACAAAATAAATCTTCAACAGGTGCAGTTACCAAAAGATATAGAGTGCCTTTAGCATATGCACCTAAAGAAAAATTTTTAGTTAGATTAGATGAACAATCTAATTTAGATAATAGACAATTTGCACAAAAACTTCCTAGAATGGGTTTTGAAATGACAGGTTTGTCATACGACCCTAGTAGGAAAATAAATAAAATGCAAAAGTTTAGACAAGTTAAGACCGGTGAAGACGGTAAAGTTTTAAACTTTAATTATACACCTGTGCCGTATAACGTAAATTATACCCTAAACATTTTCACAGCAACGGCAGAGAATGGATTAATTATTGTAGAACAAATTTTACCGTTCTTCCAACCTGACTTTACGGTAACTATTAATATGGTTCCTGATTTAGGAATCAAAAGAGACGTACCTATTATATTAAATGATGTTAATTATGAAGATAGTTATGATGGTACATTTACTACAAGAAGAGCGGTTATATATACTTTAAATTTTACAGCAAAGACTTATTTATTTGGTCCTATGCAAAATCAAAAAGTTATTAAAAAAGTGCAAGATGATTTATATACTGACACTAATACTGGTGCAGATAAAACAAGAGAGGAAAGGATTATAATTACACCTAATCCTACTACTGCTGACGCAGATGATGATTTTGGATTTACAACAACAATATCCACTTTCAATGATGGTAAAAAATATAATCCTATAACAGGTGAAGATGAGTAAATTAGAAGACAATGTTAATGAAATTTTAGGTATAGAAAAGAAAAAAGAAGTTGCTATAAAAGACTTTGAGCAACCAGCACCTGTACCTAGAAAAATTGATGAAACAAAAACAGATATAGATAATGATTATTCTCATAGTAGAGATAATTATTATAATTTAATTGACAAAGGTAACGAAGCAATTGAAGGCATATTAGAAATTGCCAAAGAGGGTCAACACCCTAGAGCATACGAAGTTGCAGGCCAATTAATAGGTCAAGTTGCAACAACCGTTGACAAACTACAAGACTTACAAAAAAAATTAAGAGATTTAAAAGAAGTGCCTAATAAAACAAATGCTAATATTAAAAATGCCTTGTTTGTAGGTTCTACAGCAGAATTACAAAAGATGTTAAATAGAAGAAAAGAAGATGAAATTATTGAAGGCGAAAGCGGACAACCAAAAAAAGATAATACTGGAGATAAGTAAAATCCATTATATCAAATCTATGACACCTTTGCCAGAGTTATTAAATGGTGAAGAGTTGCAAAATCCAATAGAAGTAAAAAAACATACAATATCTTTGCAACCAAGAAAAGGTGTAGGTGGTGTGCCATATGCAGAAAAACAATATTCTGTTTGGCGTGGTTCGCAGAGAGTACAAGCCGCATTAAAACTAGGTTATACACATATAGAGGGCATAGTAATAAATGAATGACGCATATCTAGGTAACCCGAATTTAAAAAAAGTAAATACACCAGTTGAGTTTACTAAAGAGCAGATATTAGAATTTGAAAAATGTTCTAAAGACCCTATTTACTTTATGAAAAACTACATACAAATAGTTTCTCTTGATGAAGGACTTATACCTTTTAAAATGTATGATTTTCAAGAACATATTGTTAGAACAATACACGATAACAGATTCACCATATGTAAACTACCGAGACAATCAGGTAAATCAACAACCGTGGTTTCTTATCTTTTACATTATGCATTATTTAATCCTAATTCTAATATTGCCATACTTGCCAATAAATCATCTACTGCTAGAGATATATTAAGTAGAGTACAATTAGCATATGAAAATTTACCAAAGTGGTTACAACAAGGTGTAATAAACTGGAACAAAGGTAATATTGAATTAGAAAATAAATCAACTATTGTGGCGGCTGCAACTTCTTCAAGTGCGATACGAGGTGGTTCTTATAATATAATATTTCTTGACGAGTTTGCTTTCGTA